GGTGCTTTCTGCTGAGGCTTACTCCAAGCACGGCTTCAATATCCATGGAGTGGTATTCGATGAGCTCCATACCCAGCCTAACCGGAAGCTTTTCGATGTCATGACCAAAGGCTCCGGCGATGCCAGGATGCAGCCGCTGTATTTCCTGATTACCACGGCGGGGACGGATACGCACTCCATTTGCTACGAGACACACCAAAAGGCTTTGGATATTCTGGAAGGGAGAAAGATTGACCCGACCTTCTATCCCGTCATTTATGGAGCCAAAGAGGATGAGGATTGGACATCTCCTGCCGTGTGGAAGAAGGCAAATCCCTCCCTCGGAATTACCGTGGGCATCGACAAGGTTCAGGCCGCCTGTGACTCTGCCAAGCAAAATCCCGGCGAGGAGAACTCCTTCCGGCAGCTCCGGCTGAACCAATGGGTAAAGCAGAGTGTCCGGTGGATGCCGATGGCGAAATGGGATGCCTGCGCCTTTCGTGTTGATGCCGATGACCTGGAAGGGCGTGTCTGCTACGGAGGGCTTGACCTTTCAAGCACCACAGACATCACGGCATTTGTTCTGGTGTTTCCTCCGATGGATGCCGATGACAAATATATCGTCCTGCCTTACTTTTGGATCCCGGAGGACAATATCGACCTGCGTGTACGCCGTGACCATGTTCCATATGATGTGTGGCAACGGCAAGGATTTCTCGAAACCACGGAAGGAAATGTTGTGCATTACGGCTATATCGAAAAATTCATTGAGCGGCTTGGGGAGCGGTTCAACATCCGGGAGATTGCCTTTGACCGCTGGGGAGCGGTGCAGATGGTTCAGAATCTCGAAGGGATGGGCTTCACGGTCATTCCCTTCGGGCAGGGATTCGCCTCCATGTCCCCACCGACCAAGGAATTGATGAAGCTCACCCTGGAGCAGAGGATTGCCCACGGCGGGCATCCCGTCCTTCGGTGGAATATGGACAATATTTTCATCCGCACTGATCCCGCCGGGAACATCAAGGCAGACAAAGCAAAAAGCACGGAAAAGATTGATGGGGCGATTGCCCTCATCATGGCACTTGACCGTGCGATTCGATGTGGAAATGATAGTGGCGCGTCTGTCTATGAGGGCAGGGGCGTTCTGGTGTTTTGAGGAGCGTGATGTTCATGAGTATTTTCAGTTGGCTGTTCCGCTCACGGGACAAGCCCAAGAACAGCTACCACTTCAGCGGCTGGCCTTTCTTGTTCGGCAAGTCTGCCGCCGGAGCGAAGGTCAACGAGTTTACTGCTATGCAGACCACGGCGGTTTATGCCTGTGTCCGCATTTTGGCGGAGTCCATCGCGGGTCTGCCGCTTCATGTGTATGAATATCGGGGAAATGGGAAGGAGCGTGTGCCGGAGCATCCGCTCTATTTTCTTCTCCACGATTCGCCTAACCCCGAAATGACCTCCTTCATATTTCGAGAAACAGCCATGATTCACTTGCTCTTGTGGGGAAATTCTTTCTCGCAGATCATCCGGGACGGCATGAGGCGAGTCATTGGACTGTATCCGCTCTTGCCTAACCGCATGAGCGTTGACAGGGACGAGCATGGGGAACTGGTCTATACCTACACACCCCTGTCCGACAGCAATCCCAAGCTGAAGGGCGGGCAGTCCATCAAGCTGCGCCGGGAGGACGTTCTTCACATTCCAGGGCTGGGCTTTGACGGCTTGGTGGGCTATTCACCGATTGCCATGGCTCGTAATGCCGTGGGCATGACACTGGCCTGCGAGGAATACGGCTCCGCTTTCTTCGCCAACGGAGCGAGACCGGGCGGTGTCCTCAAGCATCCGGGAGTCCTCAAGGACCCGTCCAAGCTGAGGGAAAGCTGGCAGGCCGTCTATGGCGGCACAGCCAACACGGGCAAGGTCGTGGTGCTGGAAGAGGGCGTGGACTACCAGCAAATCTCCATTCCCCCGGAGGAGGCGCAGTTCCTGGAAACCCGGAAATTCCAGATTGACGAGATTGCGCGTCTCTACCGTGTGCCTCCCCACATGATTGGCGACCTCGAAAAATCCAGTTTCAACAATATCGAGCAGCAATCCCTGGAATACGTGAAGTACACCCTCAATCCCTGGGTGGTGCGATGGGAGCAGTCCTTGCAGAAAGCATTGCTTTCCCCTGCCGAGCGGAAAAGATGCTTTATAAAGTTTAATGTGGACGGTCTGCTCCGCGGGGACTACCAGAGCCGGATGCAGGGGTATGCCGTGGGACGGCAGAACGGATGGCTCTCGGCAAATGACATCCGGGAGATGGAAAACATGAACCCCATCCCAGACGAGGAGGGCGGGAACTTGTACCTCATCAACGGCAACCTCACCAAACTCAAGGATGCAGGGCTTTTTGGGAAAAAGACTGGAGGGAACAACACAGATGAAACGTAAATTTTGGAACTGGGTGCGCGACTCCGACACGGGAGAGCGCACCCTTGTCTTGAACGGCACGATTGCCGAGGAGTCCTGGTTCGGCGATGAGGTCACGCCTGGCATCTTCCGTGATGAGCTCATGAAATGCGACGGGGATATCATGGTATGGATCAACTCTCCTGGCGGGGATGTGTTCGCGGCGGCGCAAATCTACAACATGCTCATGGATTATCGTGGCAGCGTCACCGTTCGCATTGACGGCCTAGCTGCCTCAGCGGCATCCGTGATTGCCATGGCGGGAACCACCGTGGAGATGTCCCCAGTGGGCATGATGATGGTGCATAATCCCAGCACGGTAGCCATTGGCGACACCAGGGAGATGCAGGCGGCCATCCAGATGCTGGACGAGGTCAAGGAGAGCATCGTAAACGCCTACGAGCTCAAGACCAGCCTTTCCCGCCAGCAGCTCTCCGATCTGATGGATGCGGAAAGCTGGATGAATGCGAAGAAGGCCGTGGAGCTTGGCTTTGCCGACAAGATTCTCTTTGCCAACGAGGATGAAGAGAAGAATTCCGATAGAGTCGAGGCAATGCTGTTTTCCCGGAAGGCCGTCACCAATTCCCTGATCGACAAGATCAAGGAGCAGTCCAAAAGGCTCCCCGGGGCGGCTGCAGCCGACACTCGTGTATCTGCAGACGCTCTTATGAGCCGTCTTAACCTTATTGTTCACTGAAATGGAGGAATTTGTTTATGGCAACGATTATGGAACTTCGTACTAAGAGGGCGCAGCTCTGGGAAGGCGCCAAGGCATTCCTGGACAGCCACACCGACAAGGACGGAAAGCTCTCTGCCGAGGATGCTGCCGCCTATGACCGGATGGAGGCCGAGGTGGTGGCGCTGGGCAAGGACATTGAGCGCATGGAGCGTCAGGCTGCCATCGATGCAGAACTGGCAAAGCCCACGGCAGAGCCCATCCTGAATGCGCCCAAGGGGGCCGTGCCGGAGAAGACGGGACGCGCATCGGACGATTACCGCAAGGCCATGCTTTCCGCCATCCGTTCACGCTTCCACAACGTGTCGGACATTCTGCAGGAGGGCGTGGACACCGATGGCGGTTATCTTGTGCCGGAGGAGATGGACAGCCGCCTCATCGATGTGCTGGAGGAGGAGAACATCCTGCGCAGCCTCGGCACGAAACTTGCCACCAGTGGGGAAAGGAAAATCAACATCGCCGCCACCAAGCCCGTAGCCTCCTGGATCGAGGAAGGCGGCGCACTCGACTTCGGGAATGCAACTTTCGAACAGGTTATCCTCGATGCCCACAAGCTCCATGTGGCTATCAAAATCACGGAGGAGTTGCTTTACGACAGTGCTTTCAATCTCGAAAGCTACATCATCGAGCAGTTTGGAAAGGTTCTCTCCAATGCGGAGGAAAATGCTTTCCTTAACGGGGACGGAAACCACAAGCCCACAGGACTCCTGACCACGGCGCAGGTTGGTGTGACCACGAGTGGCAATACCATCACGGCGGATGAGCTTATCGAACTGGTGTATAAGCTGAAGCGTCCCTACCGCAAGAATGCGGCCTTTATCGTCAATGACCAGACGCTGGCAGTTATCCGCACCCTCAAAGACCAGAACAAGGCTTATATCTGGCAGCCATCCTATCAGATGGAAGAGCCTGACCGCCTGCTGGGTTATCCCGTGTACACCACGCCCTATATGCCCGCTATTGAGGCAGGAAGCAAAGCGGTAGCTTTCGGTGACTACGCCTATTACAACATTGGCGATCGTGGCACTCGGTCCATCCAGGAATTGAGGGAACTCTTTGCCGGGAACGGCATGATTGCCTACGTCATGAAGGAGCGTGTGGACGGCAAGCTGGTGCTGCCGGAAGCGGTGCAGATTCTCAAAATCAAGGGGACGACTGGCGGGAACGGCTGATAACGGATATTTTTAACAGGGAGATTTCCTTTCGTGGGAAGTCTCCCTTCTGCTTTGGAGGTGGTTACCTTGATTGTTACCCTTGCGGAAGCCAAGGAATATCTGAGGATTGATACCGATGCAGAGGATTCCACGGTTGAGAGCCTCATCGGTTCGGCACAGTCCCTTTGCATGGATATTGCCCGGCTTGACGAGGAAACCTTCGAGAATGCCGGAGAAATTGCTAAAACTTCCGTCCTTTATGCTTTGGCGTATTTCTACGAACACCGGGACGAGGCAGACCATAAGGCGCTTACCGTCACGCTTCGGGCTTTGCTCATGGGCATAAGGGAAGAGGGATTTTGATGTATGTATCTCTGAATGAACTTCGGCAGCGGGTCACCATCCTGCGCCCCATAACTGCGGAGGACGAATTTGGGAACCTTGTGGAGACCGGGCAGGAAGAAGTCTGTACTGTCTGGGCAAAGATTCTCCCCTATGCTGCCAAAATCTCGGACGGCTATGCGGAGAAGGTGGACGAGGTGAATTACCGCATCGTCATCCGCTACCGGGAGGATATCGAGGTCACCGACACCATTCGTTGGAGGAGTCACCGCTTTCTCCAGACGGCTCCCGCCTATGACTTCCGATGCAACCGGAAATATCTCGTCCTGGAGGTCAGGGAGCTGGTGGAAGATGGCGAAACGGTTTGACTCCGCTGCCTCCATTCTCAGGCAGCTGGGCGGGACGGCAGAGCAGGCCGCAAAGTCCGCCCTGGCCGATGGAGCAGAGCTTGTCATGAAGGAAGCCAAAGAACGGTGTCCCGTCTATGAGGGAACCGACCGCCGTGTGGTCAAGAAAGCCTTGAAAAATTCTATCCATGCGGAAAAGCAGAAAGACGGCAGGGAATACCGCATTGTAGCGGATGCCCAGGCAAAGGATGGCATGTACTACGGCAAGATCGTGGAATTCAGCCCGAAAATCAATCTCCCGTTTCTCTATCCCGCACTGGATGCCAGACGGGAGGAGGTAAAGAAGGGGATTGTGGAGGCTGTGAGGGAGGCGATCCGAAAGAAATGAACATCAAGGAAAGTGTCTATCAGGCACTCATGTCCTCGAAGAAGCTGACCTCCCTTTTGGTGAAGGACCGGAATGGGCGGTGTATCTATCCGGGACAGAGTCCCAATGCGGGAAGCTATCCCATCCTGGTATATTCGGTCATCTCCGATGTCCCGGCGCTCGTTGCCGACGGCAGGGAGCTGGAGCGGCGCGTCACCGTGCGGATACACATCCTCACCCGGGACGGGCGGCACGAGGACATCTATGAGGCCGTGCAGGAGGTGATGCTCTCCCTCGGCTTCCTTCGGAGGCAGACGGTGGAGCTTGCCGAGAAGGATCTCTTTATTTTATGTGTGGACTACAGAACAGGAGTTGGTTCGTAATGGCAGAAACAGCAAAACCCGCCAGCCGGATGAGCAGCGGGCAGTTCATCAGCATCCAGAAGCTTCATGTGGCAAAACTTCTCACCGACACCGCAGGAGGGATTGCCACCTATGACACCCCGGTGGATTTCGGGAAGGTGCTCCGGAGCATCGATATCAATCCCTCCACCAGTACCGCCGAACTGTATGCGGACGGCCAGTCCATCGATACGGCAGCCAATACCGCATCTTATGAGCTCACCTTCGAGACGTCGGCGCTTCCCCTGGAATACGTTGCGTATCTTTTGGGGCACAAATGCGAGAACGGCATCATGGTGGCAGGGAAGGATGACATCGCGCCCTACTTCGCCGTCATGTTCCAGTCGGACAAGCGCAACGGCGGCACGCGGCTCATGAAGTTCTTCAAGGTGCAGTTCTCCGAGCCCGACGTAAAGGGTTCTACCAAGGAGGAGAAAATTTCCTACCAGACCCCGACACTCAAGGCGAAGGCCATCTACCGGCTCTCCGACGGGAACACCTATACCTATGCGGATACAGAGGGTACGGGCTTCGATGAGGCCACGGCAGAAAACTGGTACACATCAGTTTAAGGAGGGGCGAAGATGGAACAAGAGAAGATTCAGAGCGTCCAGCCGAGTCTGACCATTGGAAAGAAGACCATCTATCCTGCCCCGCCCAAGATGAAGGTGTGGCGGGAGTTCCTTGCCTTCTTTGACCAGGACCAGGGGCAGATGTCCATCGACGAGTTTCTCGATGCTCACATCAACCTCATCGTCCTGGCCTTCGGGCGGCCGGAGGTGACGAAGGAGGCCGTGGAAGAGTCCCTTGAGATCTCGGAGGTGGTTCCTCTGACAAGGGAACTCTTCCGCTGGCTGCAGGCGCAGACCTTCGCAAAGCTGGTGAACCTCCCAAACGTGGAGGCGGGGACAGGGGAGGAGTGACCCTGTCCCCGTACCAGAACCTGCTCCTTTATTACGGGCGCCTCCAGGAAGCCTATGGCTGGACCATGAAAGAGGTGGACGAGCATGATGTCGCCTTCCTTCTGGATCAGCTCCTGGTGACCTGCCTCCAGGAGGGCAGCAGGAAATACATTGATGACGTGATGTAGTTGGAGGTGTGGCATGGCAAAGCGCGGGCAGAAAATCGACGAACTGTATATCAGCCTGGGGCTCGACATCGCCCGGCTCCAGCTGGATTTCGACACGGCGGGGAAGACCGTCTCCCAGGCCATGGCAAGGCTCCAGGGACAGTCCAGCCAGATCAAACTGAAGATGGATGTGGACCTTGCCAAGCTGGAGGGCGTTGGCACGGCACTGGACAAGCTCAAGGTCAAGCACCAGGCCATCAATCAGCAGCTGGATATCCAACGGAAGAAGGAGGAAATCCTCGCCGCCGTCCTCCGGGATGCCCAGAAGAACAGCGGGGTGGGAAGTGATGCCGCTCACCGGGCGGAAACCAATCTCCTGAAGCAGCAGAAGATTGTGGCACAGACGGAGGCGGAAGTCCGAAAGCTCAATGCTGAGATGAAGGCCCTGGGTGGGACTATCACGCAGACCACCGCCAAGGCAGGAACTTTCGGCACAACGCTCACGGCAGGGCTTTCCAGGGCCCGTGGAGGAATCTCTGGCCTTGCCAGCGGCTTTTCCATGCTCTCCGCCAATGCGGCGGCAGCCATGGCGGTGCTCTCCACGGGGGCGGGGCTGTTCTCTCTCACCAAGGGGGCCATGGAGTCCGGGGAAAATCTCTACCGGCTCAGCAAGCGGCTCCATGCATCGGCGGCAGAGGCAGGGCAGCTGAGCCGCACCTTCCAGCTGGCGGGCATGGATGTCATGACCATCGTTCCTCTGATCGCAAGGCTGGACAAGCAGGTGGAGATGGTGGGAGAGAAGGGAAACTCTGCCACCAGGGCCATGGAGCGCTTCGGCATCTCCCTTCTGGATTCCTCCGGGAATCTCCTGCCCCTCAACGAGCAGCTGGAACAGCTGGCCAAGGGTTACCAATATGCAATGGAGACGGGACAGGAGGAAGCCTATACTGCGGAAGTTCTCGGCGCACGGGGCGCGGCTCTGATTCCGCTCCTGGAGCAGTACGACGAGCTCATGCAGGTAGCTGCCGGGGTCAAGACCACAGGGCTGCTGAACCCGGAGGAGTGCCACCAGACATGGCTCCAGTGGAAGTCCATGCAGATGGAACTCTCTCAGCTCCAGTCCGCCCTCGGGAGCGCCCTCCTGCCCCTGGCCTCCGAGCTCATGCCGAGCGTCACCGATGCCTTCCGGGAAATGGTGCAGGTGGTGCAGACCAACAAGGACACCATCCGGGATGCCATCGAGGGATGGGGGGCGGCACTCAAGACCGTGGCAGAGATTCTGGTCTTTATCGGGGAGCAGCTCCACGCAGTGTCGGAGCATGCGAAGGCCAACAAGTGGCTGGCGGAGAACCATCCGGCGGCATCGCCCATCGCCGCGATCCCCTTCATCGGAGGGGCCATCCTGGACAGGGTGTACGGGGATGAGTACCAGGCGCATCTGGAGGAGGAGAAGGCGCTCAGGGAGAAGGCCGAGGCCGAGAAAGCAGCCGCCATGGAAGCGGAGAAGAACCGCCAGGCACAGGATAGGGCTGCAGCCGGGGCAGGGAAGAGGACTGCGGCGGAAAAGGAAGCGGCAAAGGCAGTAGAAGATGCTGCCAAGGCCAATGACCAGCTGACGGAAAGCCTCTACGAGCTCACCCACAGCGACCTGGAAAACGCCCTTCACAGCCTGGGCAAGGAACTGCAGGCCATGAAGGAGGCGGGCGCCGACCCGCAACTCCTGGATGAGTACAAGCTCCAGAAGGAGGCCGCCATCTACGGGGAATTCCAGAGGAATGTCCTGGACAGCGTGGACTCCCTGCACCAGTCCGAACTGGAGCAGCAGCTCCTCCGCATCGACCGGGAAGCCGAGGCCTACCGGAAGAAGGGGCTGGACGAGGAGCGCACGGCAAGGTGGGTGGCGGAATCCAAGGCCAGGGTCATGGAATCCTTCGAGGAGGAGGTCACCTCCAAAATCGATGCCCTCTGGCAGACGGAGCTTGAGACACGGCTGGCAGATATCGAGCGGGAGAAGAAGGCATGGATCCGCAAGGGGCTCGATGAAGTCCGGGCAACCCAGGCGGCAGAGGAACAGAAGCGGAG